AATGACATAAACCTTAAAACGGGTGAAATCTATGAATGAGATTAGGAAGGTATCTATAGGTGCTGACTACAAAGGAAGTTCTATGCACTATATATCAGGGCAAGAAGTTCTAGGTGGCAAGTACACGATACACTTAATTGAAATAAGGGAAGGTCGTGTCTGTATATGGATAGAAAGGAGTGGTGAGGTTTTAATGTGGAAGCAGTTTAACGAGAACATGCCTATATCTATAGAATTTAATATAAACTTTTAATGAAATCTCCATTCTACTTTATTGTAAAACCTGTAAATAACAGGAGATACGACAATATAAAAAATATTGGTGGTGTTGACTTGATAACAAGCGTATCTCAAGAAGACCATACGGTGTCTAATAGGTTTGCAGAAGTTGTAAGTACACCTATAAATTACGATGGAGATATCGAAGTTGGTGATACATTGCTGGTACATCACAACGTATTCAAGTATTACTATGACATGAAAGGTCGACAAAAGAGTAGTGGTAACTACTTTAAGGATGACTTGTTTTTTGTTGACGAGCAAAGGTTTTTCTTGTATAAAAAAAAGGATACGTGGAAGGCTTACGGAAAGTATTGCTTTGTTAAGCCTACTGAAAAGGAAGACTATTACTTATCTAGTCATGGCACAGAGCAACCATTAGTGGGATACATAAAATACTCTAATAAACAATTAGACGAATTAGGGTTGGCTGAGGGAGATAAAGTTTCTTTCAAACCCGATACTGAGTATGAGTTTGATGTAGATGGCGAGAAGCTGTACAGGATGTTTACTAACGATATAACAATTTTAATGTAATGGATATAGACGCACTCAAATTAAAAATAATAGAAGCAGGAGAGAAGGCTGTAGAGCAACTTATAAAGGTAGCTCAAGAGAGTATATTAAACGATAGCGAAGATGATATTGCTGCTGACAGATTAAAGAACGCTGCAGCTACCAAGAAGCTAGCTATATTTGATGCTTTAGAAATACTATCTAGGATAGAACAAGAAAAATCTATGCTAGACGGAAACAGTAGAACTACAACAACCACAACAATGTCAAGCTTTGCAGAAAGAAGAGCTAAATAAACTTTATACAACTGTAGAGGGTATAATAAACCCAGGCGTTTTAGCCACCGCTAACAAGAAAAAATCTTGGAAGTATGGCTATGACGAAAAGTACGACATTGTTATCATATCAAGGGACGGTACTATAGGTCAAATAATAAAAATTAATGACCTTAAAATAGCACTACCTGAGACCCCTAAAGATGTATACTCTAGGTCTAACACAAAGAAGGAACAGTATTGGGAATCTAAGCAGTACCCAAAAGAATTATCTAGAGTAAAGTCTATATTTCAGTGGAATGAAGCTCCTGACTCATTTAAGTCTAAGTGGGTTGATTACATAGAGCAAGAATTTGATAGGCGTGAGCAAGGTTTTTGGTTCATGAATAATGGAGTTAAGACTTACATAACAGGCTCTAATTACATGTACATTCAGTGGACTAAGATTGATGTAGGTTTACCTGACTTTAGGGAAGCTAACAGAATATTTTATTTATACTGGGAGGCTTGTAAGGCAGATAAAAGGTCGTTCGGTATGGACTACCTTAAGATACGTCGTTCAGGGTTTTCTTATATGGCTTCTGAGGAGTGTTCAAATATAGGAACTATAACTAAAGACGCTAGGATTGGTATACTGTCAAAGACAGGTGCTGATGCTAAAAAAATGTTTACAGATAAGGTTGTACCAATAGTATTTAATTACCCATTCTTTTTTAAGCCCGTGCAGGATGGTATGGATAAGCCAAAGACAGAATTATCATTTAGAGTACCTGCTTCTAAGATTACTAAGAAGAACATGTACGACGAGGAGGTAATTGATGTTGAAGGGTTAGATACAAGTATTGACTGGAAGAACACTGGTGACAACTCTTATGATGGGGAAAAGTTAAAGTTACTTATTCACGATGAGTCTAAGAAGTGGGAGAAGCCTAATAATATACTAAACAATTGGAGGGTTACAAAAACCTGTCTACGTTTAGGTAGAAAAATAATAGGTAAGTGTATGATGGGTTCAACGTCCAATGCACTTAGTAAGGGTGGTGAAGCCGGTAAGAAGTTATACATGAGCTCCTTTCCAAAGGATAGAAACTCTAATGGTCAAACGAAATCAGGACTCTACAACTTGTTTATTCCTATGGAGTGGAACATGGAGGGGTTTATAGATATATATGGACATCCTGTATTCAGAACACCTGAGAAACCTATTATGGGTATAGATGGTGAACCTGTTACAATAGGTGCTATAGATTACTGGGAAAACGAGGTTGCTTCATTAAAAAACGATCCTGATGCTTTAAATGAATTTTACAGGCAGTTTCCTAGAACAGAGTCACACGCTTTTAGAGATGAAAGCAAGTCTTCACTATATAACCTTACTAAGATATACCAACAAATAGATTACAATGACTCACTAATAAAGAACAGGGTTCTTACTAGAGGTAGCTTCCATTGGTTAAATGGAGAGAAGGATACTAAGGTTGTTTGGAGTCCTGATGATAGGGGTAGATTCCTTGTATCGTGGATACCTAACGCTAGTCTTCAGAATAATGTTGAAATAAAAAACGGTGTTAAATATCCTAGAAACGAACATATAGGTGCTTTCGGGTGTGATCCTTATGATATATCAGGAACAGTTGGTGGCAAGGGGTCTAATGGTTCTTTACACGGACTAACTAAGTATCACATGGAGAACGCTCCAACAAACCACTTCTTTCTTGAGTACATAGCAAGACCGCAAACTGCTGAGATATTCTTTGAAGATATACTTATGGCTTGCGTGTTTTATGGTATGCCTATACTTGCGGAGAACAATAAACCTAGACTGCTTTATCATTTTAAGAACAGAGGCTATAGAGGGTACTCTATGAATAGACCTGATAGAGACAGATCTAAGCTATCTAAGACAGAGAAAGAGCTTGGCGGGATACCTAACTCATCTGAGGACATTAAACAAGCACACGCCTCTTGTATTGAGACGTACATAGAGAAGTATGTAGGACTAGATACGGATGGTACATATAGGGATAGTGATGAGATGGGTGAGATGTACTTTATAAGAACATTAAATGAGTGGGCTAGGTTTGATATAAACAATAGAACAAAGTTTGATGCAGCTATAAGTTCAGGATTAGCTATAATGGCTAACCAAAAAAATATGTATAAACCACTAAAAAAAGAGTCAAAAATTAGCGTTAATTTTGCGAGATATAATAACAGCGGTAGATTCAGTGAAATAATAAAATGAAGGAAGTAGAAGTAACTATTAATCCATCGTCTTTTCCAAGTCAATATGTTTCAGACTCAAAGAAGAATACTCCTGAGTTTGGTTTGCAGATTGGTCAAGCTATACAATACGAGTGGTTCAGAAAAGACGGAGGCAGTTGTAGGTTTTATAACCAATGGGATGCGTTTCATAGGTTAAGACTTTATGCAAGAGCTGAACAGTCGGTAGCTAAATATAAGAACGAACTATCTGTTGATGGTGACCTTTCATTTATGAACCTTGATTGGACACCTGTACCTATTATACCAAAGTTTATAGACATCGTTGTTAACGGAATGTCTAACAGGCTTTTTTCAGTTAAGGCTTATGCACAAGATGCGATGTCTGCTGAAAAGAGAAACGCGTACCAAGATGTTATCGAGGCTGACATGGTCTCAAAAGACTTAATGACTCAAATTGAGGATGATTTTGGTATAAACACATTTAATACACCAAAGAGAGACTTACCTGAAACGGACGAGGAGCTTTCATTACATATGCAGTTAAACTACAAGTCTTCAATAGAACTTGCAGAAGAGGCTGTTATCAATACAACATTTGACAGTAATAAATACCAAGACATAAAGTCTCGTGTTGATTATGATATAATGTGTTTAGGTGTTGGTATTGTCAAGCATCAGTTCTTAAAAGGCGACGGAATTAAGATTGATTACGTAGACCCTGCAAATGTTATATACAGTTATACCGAAGACCCTAACTTTAAAGATTGTTTTTATTGGGGTGAGGTTAAGACGGTTAATATAGGTGAGCTTCTTAAGATAGATCCAACGCTTACTAAAGACGAATTAGAACAAATATCTAAGTATAGTCAGGATTGGAATAGTCACTACACAGGTGCTCAGTTATACAACAACAGTATTTTTAGTAGAGACACTACAACTATTCTTTACTTTAATTATAAGACAACAAAGAAATTTGTTTACAAGAGGAAAATAAACGAAGACGGTACTGAGAAGGTTATAGAGAAGGATGATACATTCGACCCACCAGCAGAGATGATGGAGGAAAGATCTTTTGAAAAGGTTGAGAAGGTTATCGACGTATGGTATGAAGGGGTTATGGTTATGGGAACAAACATCTTACTTAAGTGGGAGATGTCTGAAAACATGGCTAGACCTAAGTCTGCATCACAGTATGCGATACCTAACTATGTAGCGTGTGCTCCTAGAATGTATAAGGGGAATATAGAGTCTACATTAAGGCGTATGATACCATTCGCTGACTTAATACAAATGACCCACTTGAAGCTTCAACAAGTTATATCTAAGGTTGTACCGGATGGTGTATTCATTGATGCAGATGGACTTAATGAGGTTGACCTAGGTAATGGGGCTGCATACAACCCTGAGGATGCACTTAGATTGTACTTCCAAACAGGTAGTGTTATAGGTAGAAGCTTTACCCAAGATGGTGAGTTTAATAACGCAAGAATACCTATTCAAGAGCTTTCTAAGAATTCAGGACAAGCAAAGATAGGTAGTTTAATAGGTAGTTACAACCACTATTTAAGTATGCTTAGAGATGTAACAGGGCTTAATGAAGCTAGAGACGGTTCAGCACCTGATCCAAACTCATTGGTTGGTTTACAGAAAATGGCTGCACTAAATAGTAACACAGCTACTAGACACATACTACAAGCAGGACTAGATATCACTAGGGATTTAGCTGAAGCTATATCTTGTAGGATATCTGATGTTTTAGAATATAGCGACCACAAGGAAGAGTTTGTGATGCAGGTAGGTAAGTATAATGTAGAGCTTCTTGAGAATATCAAGGACTTACATATACACGACTTTGGTATATTTATAGAAGTATCTCCAGATGAAGAAGAAAAGCAACAACTAGAACAAAACATACAAGTAGCTCTATCTAGAGATGCAATTGACTTAGAGGACGCTATTGATATACGTGAAATAAGGAACGTAAAGTTAGCTAATCAGTTACTAAAGGTCAAAAGAAAGAATAAAGAAAAGAGGTTACAAGAAAATCAAGCTATGCAACAACAGATGCAAGCTCAGATTAACATGGAGTCTCAGCAAATGGCTGCTCAGATATCTGCACAGAAGATGCAGATGGAAACTCAAAGTGAGATGCAAGTAGCTCAAGCTAAGGCTGGATTTGATATAGAAAGAATGCGTGGTGAGGCAGAGATTAAATCTCAGTTAATGCAACTCGAATTCCAACTACAAATGCAGTTAAAAGGAGTTGACGTTAATGCGCTTCTCGATAAAGATAAAATGAAAGAAGACCGGAAGGATGACAGAACCAAACTTCAGGCAACACAACAATCTAAATTAATAGAACAGCGTAAGAATAATCTTCCACCTGTAACATTTGAATCAAATGAAGACACGTTGGATGGTTTTGACTTAGCTGAATTTGAACCTAGATAAATTTAATTAAATGAAAGTAAGAGAATTAGGTGCTGAAGAAGAAAAATCAGTACAAGAAATTGAACAAGGGCTTTTAGATAAGCACGAACAAGAACTTAACGGAACACAAGAAGAAGTACAAGGAGAAGTACAAGGAGAAGTACAAGGAGAAGTACAGTTAAGTGATGACGACGTTCTTTCTTATATTAAAAACAAATATAAGTCAGAGGTATCATCTATTGATGACTTGTTTAAGGAAAAGGAAGAGGTACAATTACCTGAGGATGTTTCAGCTTTTTTAAAGTACAAGAACGAGACAGGTAGAGGAATAGATGACTTTGTTAAGTTGAACAAAAACTACGACGAGGTTAATCAAGATAAGTTGTTAGCTGACTATTACGCTGCTACTGAAACTGAATTAGATGCTGAGGATATCGAGTATATGCTTGGTGAAAAATTTAGTTACGATGAAGAATTGGATGATGAGTCTGATATCAGGCAGAAAAAAATAGCTAAGAAAAAAGAACTTGCGAAGGCTAAGAAGCACTTCAATGACTTAAAAGAAACATACAAGATACCTGTCGAGTCGAAAGGTGGATTAGTTTCTAATGACGAAAAGGAGAGCTACAATGCTTACAAGGAGTATATAAAACAATCACAAAGTGTTCAAGAAGAGAACTCTAAAAAGTACGAGTATTTTCAGAAGAAAACAAATGAGATCTTTAGTGACGAATTCAAAGGTTTTGAGTTCAATGTCAACGGAGAGAAGGTTTTGTTTAACGCTGGAGACCCTAGTGAGTTAAAGAGTAATCAGTCTGACATTAACAATTTTATATCTAAGTATTTAGATAAAGATGGTTTGATTTCAGATTCAAGTGGATACCATCGTGCGTTAAATGCCGCGCTTAATCCTGACAAACTAGCCTCATTCTTTTACGAGAAGGGCAAGGCAGATGCTGTAGGTAGTGTTACTAGACAATCTAAAAACATTAACATGAGTGTAAACTCAGCACCTCAACAGTCTGCAAAAACAGGTTTCCAAGTGAGAGCATTAAATGCCGATAGTGGGCGTGGATTAAAAATTAAAAGTAAAAACAAAAACTAAAAATTATGGCATTAGATACAACGCCTGGATTTGACTTAACGCCAAGTCCTAAGAGACAAGTTTTAGCTAGTAATTACATTACTAACTTCGACTTTTTAAATCAATACTTACCTGACACTTATGAAAAAGAATTCGAGCGTTACGGTAATAGAACAGTAGCTTCATTCTTAAGAATGGTAGGCGCTGAGATGCCTTCAAACTCTGACCTTATCAAATGGGCTGAGCAAGGAAGGTTACACATTAAATATGTAGACTGTAAAACAGATGGTGCTGCTGAAGCTGATAAAGCTACAATTACAGTGAGCGATGCTGCTGTTAGTACTATCGGTGTTAAGATTGGTCAGACTGTAATGATTTCTGACAACACAGCTGATTCTGTATTTAGTAACAAGGCTATTGTAACAGATGTAGATTATACGGCAGGTACATTTGACGTAGCTTACTACGAAGGAGATGGACAAACATTTGATACTGGTGTTAGATTATCTGTATTTATTTACGGTTCTGAGTTCGGTAAAGGAACAAGCGGGATGCAAGAGTCTGTAGAGGCTGAAGATAATATCTTCGAGAACTCTCCAATCATCATCAAAGAGAAGTACGCTGTTAGTGGTTCTGACATGGCTCAAATTGGATGGGTTGAGGTTCAAACTGAGAATGGTGCTACTGGATACTTATGGTATTTAAAGTCTGAGCATGAAACTCGTTTACGTTTCGAGGATTACTTAGAGACTGCAATGGTAGAGGCTGTTCCTGCTGAAGCTGATTCAGGTGCTGTAGCTGTAGCTAAAGGTTCTGAAGGTATGTTCTACGTTGTAGGAGATAGAGGTAACGTATGGTCAGGTGGAAACCCAACTACACTTGCTGAGTTTGATACAATCGTACAACGTTTAGATAAGCAAGGCGCTATTGAAGAGAATGTATTATTCATTGATCGTCAGTTCTCTTTCGATATCGATGATATGTTAGCTTCACAGAGTTCTAACGCTGCTGGTGGTGTGTCTTACGGTTTATTCGACAACGATGAGACTATGGCATTAAACTTAGGCTTCAAAGGATTCACAAGAGGATACCAATTCTACAAGTCTGATTGGAAATACTTAAACGATGCTTCAATGCGTGGTGGTTTAGTAGGTGGAAAAATCAACGGTGTATTAGTACCTGCTGGTTCAACTACTGTATACGATCAAGTATTAGGTAAGAACGCTAAGAGACCATTCTTACATGTACGTTACCGTGCTAGTGAAATGGAGGACAGAAAGTACAAAACTTGGATTACTGGTTCTGCTGGTGGAGCAAGCACAAGTGACTTAGATGCAATGGAGGTAAACTTCTTATCTGAGAGAGCTTTATGTACTATGGGTGCAAATAACTTTTTCTTATTCAAGGGATAGTAAACTAAATAAGGAGGGAGGTCACTCTAATGTGGCTTCCTTTCTTTTTTTTATAATAAATTAAATCGATTAAAATGAAAAAACAAGAATTAAAAGACAGAATCTATAAACTAAAAGGTAACAAAGCTCCTTTATCGTTTATGTTGAATTCAAGGAATTCACAAAGAAATCCATTACTATACTTTGATGGAAAAAGAAACAAGCCTTTAAGGTATGCTAAAAATCAAGACACACCTTTTCAGGATGAGCAGGATGGCTACGCTATAGTTGAGCCAATTGTATTCGAGGATGGAATGTTATTTGTATCAAGAACAAACCCTGTACTCCAGGAGTTTTTGAATTACCACCCTGGGAACAATAAAATATACGTTGAGGTTGACAACGAGAAAGATGCAACCGTTGATGTTGAGAAATTAGATTACGAATTAGAAGCGCAAGTTGCGGCTAAGGATTTAGAGCTTGAAACTCTAGAAACAATAGCTCGTGTAGTGTTATCTATGAGCGTTGATAAGATGACATCAGCAGAGATTAAGAGAGATGTTAGGTTATTCGCTAAGAGGTATCCAAAGGATTTCTTAGAGTCTTTAAATGATCCGTTACTTGTTATTCAAAATAAGTGTGCTAAGTTCTTTGATGAGAGACTTATTACTATGAGAAACAAGAACAAGGATGTTTACTTTAATCTTCCTAACAATAAGAAGAAAATACTTACAGTTCCATTTGGTGAGAATGTATTGAATACATTATCTGTTTGGATGCAAACTGACGACGGTATTGAAACACTTAGGTTACTTGAGGGTAAGCTAGAGGATTAATTATTAACACATAACTAAAAATAAGCACTTGATATTCGGGTGCTTTTTTTTTAGTATTTTTGTATAAATTTTTTTTGTATGATTAACAGCGTAAGGAACACTGTACTTGCCATAGCTAACAAGCAAAATTATGGTTATATAACTCCATCTGATTTTAACTTATACGCTAAGCAGGCGCAGTTAGATATATTTGAGGATTACTTTTATAGATACAACCAATGGATTGTTAGACAAAATGCTAGACAGTCAGGTAGTGAGTATGCTGATATTGTAAAAAACCTAGAGGAAGCTATAGATATATTTTCTGTTGTAAATACTTTAACTGGTACTGCCAATGTTTTTGACGTACCTGCAGATTATTACTTATTAAATGTTATAAGGTACAACAATAGAGAGGTTGACAAGGTATCGAATTCAAAGATACTTAACCTTAATGCATCTAACTTAACAGCACCTAGTTTATTAAACCCGGCTTACGTTTTAAATGGTCAAGAGATAACAGTATACCCTGACACAATAATAACAGGGGTTTCTGCTCAATACATAAGAAAACCTTTAGACCCTAAGTGGACGTTTGTTTCTTTAGTTGGTGGTGAGCCTATGTTCGACCAATCGAATTCAGATTATCAAGACTTTGAGTTACCAAGTGGGGATGAACCATCATTAGTAGCTAAAATACTTCAGTATGCTGGTATTTCTATACGAGAAGCAGACTTATACACAGCGGGAACTGCAATGGAACAAAAAGAAGATCAAAAAGAAGGTTAATAAATGGCGTACTTAACAGGATATCAGTATTACGAGAATAGCGGTAACACTCCGGAGGATGAGAACTGGGGGTCTTACCAATATGTTTCTCTACAAGACATAGTAAATAACTTTATGTTAATGTATGTAGGGAACGACAAGTTGGTTAACAACATACCAAAATATAATGTATTGTTTCACGCTAAGCGAGGTATTCAAGAGTTGAACTACGACGCTATGAAGGAGACTAAGATTCTAGAGCTTACGGTTTGTGAAGATCTTAAAATAGTGTTACCTAATAACTACGTTAATTGGGTTAGAATATCACTATACAAGGATGGTTTATTACAACCACTAAGTGAGAACATACAAACAAACTACGCAACAAGTTATTTACAAGATAACGATTGTAGAGTTCTTTTTGATGAAGAAGGAAATGTACTAGAGGGTACATCTACTTTGGATTACGATAGAATTACAGGCAATAAAAAATCAATATACTTAGGTACAGGGACGCAGAATGGAAACTCAGGATATCTTATAGACGGTGATTGGTACTTCAACTATGCAGTTGGTGCTAGGTATGGTCTAAATACGGAAACAGCAAACTCTAACCCTACGTTTAAAGTAGATAAGGCAGGTGGTGTTATTAACTTTAGTTCTGAAATGTCAGACCAAACTGTAATAATAGAATATGTATCTGACGGAATGGAAGGTGGTGATGAATCAAAGGTTAATGTAAACAAGCTTTTTGAGGATTATATTTACGCATACATAAAGTACGCAATACTTAACAGCAAGACAGGTGTTCAAGAATACATAGTTAACAGAGCTAGAAAAGACAAGTCTTCATTATTAAGAAACGCTAAAATTAGACTCAGTAACATACATCCAGGAAGGTTGCTTATGAACCTAAGAGGTCAGAATAAGTGGATAAAGTAGTATGAATATAAATAAGAACTTTGTAGGCTCTAAGATGAACAAGAGCTTAGACGAGAGGCTCATACCTAAGGGTGATTATATTGACGCAATGAACATACGTGTATCCTCTTCTGAGGATGGGCAGGCTGGTTCTGCAGAAAACGTTAAAGGTAACACCCAACTTACAAGATTAGAAAATGTCACAAGGAGCGCTGTATGTATAGGGGTTTTTGAAGACGGCATCAATGAAACTATTTATTGGTTTGTTGCGGACACCAACGCAGACATGATAGTATCATATGATGAGCGAAATGGCACAACAAGGTATCACATAGTTGATAGCGCAGGGGTTCTTAATTTTAGTAAAGACCATTTAATGAATGGGGTAAACCTTATTGAGGACTTACTATTTTTTACAGACAACTACAATCCACCTAGAAGAATAAACATAAACAGGTCTTATCCTGACTTAACAGCAGAAGACTTACTAGTTATAGTTAAGCCACCAACATCAGCACCGACCTTAGTTTTAAGTGAGACAGATGGTGATGAGAATTACATGGAGGATAAGTTTATAAGGTTCTCTTACAGATACAAATATAAAGATGGAGAATATTCAGCACTTTCTGAGTTCTCATCTCTTGCCTTTGTTCCGGGTAACTTTGATATAGATTACTCTACATTTGATATGACGGGTATGCAGAATACCATAAACAATGCTACCGTTGGTTTCAATACTGGTGGGGACAATGTTGTTGGTGTCGATGTGTGTTTTAAGACATCTACATCTAATGTGGTGTTTGTTATAGAAAAGTTTGACAAAGACGATAGTGGTTGGAATGATAACGCAGACGTTTCAATTGTTTTTAACAATAAGAAAATATACACAGCTTTATTAGAGGCTGAGATACTAAGGCTCTATGACAACGTACCTAAGTTGGCTAAGGCACAAACCACAATGGGTAATCGTATTATATACGGTAACTACGTTGATGGATATGACATAGACGAAAATATAGACTACGACTTAGAGTTAAACAGTGAAGATATAGGGTTTAATGAGTTAGATTCAAATCGTAATGATGGAGCACCTTATTTAGGATACATAGACCCTGTCGATGCGGTTGTAGTTGATTCAAATGTTACTATAGACTTAACTGATATTGATCTTATTGAGGGCGCTACAATATACATAGACTTTAATATTGCTCACAATAAATTCTCAGGAGATCCATCTTATGTAAATGGAACAGAGGTTGAAAACTCTTTTGAAAATCAGTTTGTTTTTAATTTGCCTAGAGACTATTCTAGTGCTTTTGATTTAGCAACAAGTGATGAGTTTGTAGAGGCTATACAATCT